AATATCTTCCAGCTCCCCAGTTAGTGTCTGAACCGTATCCTTCGAATACACCATAACGAGTACGAACACCGATTTCTGGTGAGAAATCAGAGTCTTTAATCGCTCTCATTAGCTGTAGAGGGATATAAGGACAGTAAATGATACCTGCATCTTGTGAAGTGTTACCTTTGTACCCTAGTAATAAGTAACTTGAGTTTGCTGGAGCAAATGTGTCACGAAGAAGTAATTGCTTCCCGCTATTCATTAATCCAACTTTAGCAAGTGCGCCTACACCAGCTTGTGGTACTGTAGGAATTTCTCCTCCATTTACCATTGGCACTGAGTTTAATCTCTCAAGAATCGCCGCAACATTAGGTGAAGCAACTGCGAAGTTGGCTCCTCCACGTCTTGTGTTAGTAGCGATTGCATTTGATTTAGCGATAACATGAGTTAATAAAGCACCAATACGCTCAATTTGGTTTCTTCCGTCAGCACTCGCAGGAGTGAAAGTAGAAGTGAATCCATCATTGATTGCATTTTTAACGGCAGCCGTAATTAACTGTCTATCAATAGCGCCTTGAACTTCATATGTCAAGATGCTTGTCATTTCAGCGTCAACGTCAACACCATGCTGGTTAGCTAAATCTTCAGCAAGTTCTGGCGACCAGTTAGCAGCCAATTTACGAGATTTAGCCTCAACTGCTCCTTTAACTAAGTCAATTTTAGCCATTGGCATATTGCCATTAACTGTAGCACCTTCAGCCGTTTGAACTAAAGCGCCTTGACCGTCACCGAATCCAGTGTTTTGGCTTCCGCCTGCAACGTCACCAGAGATGGCAACTGTCGCACCCACATATGCTTGCATATTTGCATTAGCAGATAATGGGTTTAAAGGACCAGAGATAACACCTGAAGTACCTGTAAATTCAGTTAACTGTGTGTTATAACCTAGTTCTGTGTTGTCAGCAGAGGCTCCTGCTGAGAACTTAGCACCTGTGTCGTACTTGGCTCGGATAGCATATGCATAACCAAGCGAAGAACTCATAGGTTGAACACCGAATAATTCATGAGCCATTAACTCAGGAAAGATACGGCGAACTGTTGGGATAACAATCCCAGGCCAACGAACATCGGAAGCTCCGATGGCTGTAGTGTTTTGATCAAACCCAACAGTATTCGTTGTAGTCTGTGCTTCTGCAACTAGCGAACCAGGTGTAGAGTCAGACTGGGTATTTTCCAATACCTGTGCTGTTGTCAAACGAACTTGCTCGTTCTGGATGCCGTCACCAGCATCAAGAACGCCTGCCCACTTATCCAACAGCTCTTCTTTTGATAAGTATGATACTGTTTTCATAGTTAGTTGTTCTCCTTTTTTTTCTTATCTTTAAATTATTTCTTAGGAAGAAATCTTTCGGCGAGTTGAGCGTACATATCTAACTCACTTTTTGCTTCTTCTACTTTTTCTTGAATAACAGGTGCTGAATTATCAACTTCTTCTGCTAGATATTCTTCATTTTGAATTTTTTCAAGTTCACTTTCAAAAGCTTCATTTATTTCATCTGAAGTTGACTCTGAGAATACCTTTTCAAGTTTCTTTCTTTCATAATCTGGAAGATCAGAGACCTTCTCAGAAAGTGTATTTTCTGCGTCTATTTTGTCTAATTTAGCTTTATATTCAATATTTCTCTTAATCGCATCGTTAAGTAAGTCAGATTTTTGAGAAAGTTCTTCTTGAACATCTTCTAGTATGCTATCAACTTTAGATTGAACATCATCATTTGTGATTAGGAGGCTTTCACGCATTGTTTCAAATGTTTTTTCAAGCTTATCTAATTTAGCATAATCAACAACTGGTTGTTCTGGAAGATGGTCTTCAACAACTGTAGTTAAATATTTGTCAATACCTTCAACGACTTTTTGCTCGTCAAATGATAATTTTTCATTTAATTTGTAGTTGCAAAGTGCTAATTTAATTTTAGACTCATTGATTGCATTCATTTTTTCAATAACAGAGTCAAATGTTTCTTCAATCTTCTTAAGTTCATCTTCATGATGTGCTTCAGACTCAGCTAATTTTATTTTTAAATCCTCTTTAGCTTCAACTATTGCTTTTTCTTTTTCAGCTTCAGCTTTCTCTTCGATTTGTTTTTGAATTTCAGAACCAAGTTCTTCAAAACCTTTAATCTGGTCCTCTGATAGGATACCTTCTTCATTCAGCTTGTTTACAAACTGCTCAATAGCTTCTTTCATTATTTTGCCTCCTGGGGTGTTAAAATGTTTTGGATTCTATCAACAGTTTTGTGTTGAAGAATGTCTCCTAGAATTTCATTCGCCTTTGAAAAATCACCTTTTGTGATTGCCTTATAAAGGTTTTCTGTAGCTTGTTCCATATATGTATCTCCTAGAGAATATGCCTTACTGACTATTTATACAAATAAGTAAAAAAAATGACAAAAAAGTCCATTAATTTTTATCAAAAATGTATACCTATATTCTATATTTTAAATTATTTTAATATTTTTTATAAAGTCATTCACAGCTTTTTCAACGTACTGTGATTTCTCATGATTTGGTAAATGTTTTAACTGATTTGTTAATCTATCATAACACATTTCTGTTACAACACCATGTGTATTAATCATGAAATCTTTTGACTCTAAAATACCTTCAACGTATTCACCTATTGAAGGGTCAGAAACTACATCAACAGTTGAAAGTTTATATCCTTTAACAACTCCGTTTTCTAATCTACCAACACCTCGTGTTGATTGTCCTAATCTAGTTCCGTATTGTATCAATGAAGCAGTGATGTCACCTAAGGGTGTCCCTTTAATATTATGCTCATCATCAGTTGCAAGTATGATTGCTTCACCTATGAAAGTTTTGTTGTCGCCTTCTTTTAATGAAATAATTCGTTGTGCGGCACGCTCTGAGTTTATGTACGCATAATCTGGATGCTCTAATTCACCTAATGCTCGACCTGTTTTAATAAATTCTTCATTGAATCTATCTGCTTCTTTTTTCATTTCATCATAAGGATATTTTCTTTTGTTCATGTTTTCTTTTTCAGCTTGCATGAACGGACCTCGAAGTTTGATTTGTCTAGGTTTTCCTTCTACGTTTTCTTTAATGATTTCATAATCACCCCAAAAATCGTTTTCAGTGATAAGTTTTAGTGCTTGCATATTTTTCTCTCCTTTGAGTCTAGAATTATTTACACTTTTATATAAAAAAAGCACCTAAATAAATAGGTGCTTTCCTCCTCTTTTTTTTTGTTTTTCTTCTAGAAGTCGTCTGAATCGTCTGAATCTTGCTCTTGTTCTTTTGCTATTGCCTTTTCGGCTGCCTCTCTAGAACCAAACTCTTGAATTTTCTCAATCATATAATCACGTTCTGCTTGTTTTTCTAGTTCCATAGTTAGCATTTTTTCATTCTCTTCAATGTCATCATCTGTGAATCCTAATATTTTCTTCATCGCAATAGTTTTTGAGAATGAATCATCACCTGCTTGAAGACTATATGTATTGTATTTTAATTCGTTTAATCTTGATGTCTGATACAATTCATATAAAGCTGGTGGTGTAGAGTCTACTAGAATGTCTCTATGAGATATTTTATATTGTTCGTATAAACCTTTAAGTTTTAAATGTGTGAAAAATGCTTCTTGAACACCTGATGACATTTGTTGTTGTAGTCTTCTAACAAATTTAGCAAACTTATACTCTTCATAAGTAATATCTTCACCTTGACTTATTGTATTTTCTGGTTGTTCAAATCTACTAAAAGGTACTTTTAATGCACGATATAGTTTTCTAGTAAAGAATTTTAAATCTTCTAGTTCACCAAAGTCTGAACTTCCACCAATACTCTCAACACTAGAACCATCTGTTCCATCAGGTTTTAAGAACCAATAAGATTCAACAACTTGATGTGGGTCATATTCATTTGAAATACCTCTATTGTTACCATTGGTTGCTTTTGTTGTTTTTCTTTGATTAAATCTTTTAACCATTTGTAATAATTGTTGTTGTGCTTTTTGACCACTTGTATTACCTGATGCTATATTAAATACTAATCTTTCAGGTGATCTTGCAACACGATAAATTAAAACACCGTCTTCTATTAGAATAAGTTGTCTATAGGCCTGTCTTGCTTTATCAAGAGGTGGAACAGAATATGTTCTATTTGCATCAAATACACCGGAATGTATATATGTAATTTGACTGAACAACAAAGGTATTTTTTTATCATCTTTGAAAGCATCTTGATAAGAATATGATGTTGAGTTTCTGTCTACGTCATTAAAGTAACTAAAAGATTGTCCATAATTACTTGTAAGAACTTTATATGACTCAGCAGGTGATATATCAAAATATATACCTATTAAATCATACGATTTTAAATCTTTTAACAATTCATACTTTGAGTTTTCTAAAAGTTTTACAGAAAGTATACCTTTTTTTGGCTCTTTAGGGTCTATAATATTTTCAAATGCTATTTCACCTTCAACGACAAATTGTCTTGAATAATTAAAAATATTTCTTTCAAAATCATAAAGTTCCACAAATCTTTCAAACTCATCATTTAATATAGAAATTTGTTTGTCTGTGAACTTTTTCTCATTGTTTATTTTTAGTTTTAAAAATTTACCTGTATCATCTGTCGCATATATTGAATCACAAATTTCATCAATAGCATCTGATACTTCTACATGATTTGACATTGCTCTGTACTCATTCAATCTTTTAAATTTTTCAGATGACACAGGTGCGGCCAAAAAGTCATGAATTGAATCTTGTGTTGGATAAGCAAGAGTTGTACTAATACGTTCATCTTCTCTATTAGGTCTTGTAACTTCAACACCTTCTTCTTGATCAATGTTTTGAACATCTTGCATCACCTCAGCAGAGGGATTTATCTCGTCTTTGTTTTTTCTAAATACATCAAATATTGCCATTATAATCTCCTACTGTTTGGTATTTACTACAAATCAAATATATTTTGAGCAGTCTGCTCGTTTGGATTAAAAGGTTGCCAATTCATTATATCACATAAATGCTTCAAAGGTTTTACAATATCTTTTTCAAATTTAGTTGTGTAATCAACTTGAAAAGCATCTGAAAACTCTTTTGGATAAATATCTTTGTATCCGATAACTTCAATATTGAAAGGATTATCTTGATTTATATAACACCACTGAACATCATCACCTACTTTTAGTTCATCATATTTATCTTTAATATTAAAATGTTCTAACATCTGATTGTAATAATGTGCCGCCTTTACATGAGTACCTGTATGTGACTCTACTTTTAAGAAACCTGTTGATTTTTTATCTGTATTCCAACCTGTGTTTCTTTTAACTTCTTCAAAAGGTAAAGTTTTATAGTTGTCCCAAACATTCTCAAGTTCTTCATTGAACTTTGATTGGTCCCATCTTTCTCGACATATTCGTTCAAATATAGTTTTAAGAAAGTCTTTTACTTGAGGTGCTAATTCGTTTTTAGCTATATCAACACCTTTATAATCAAACTCATCAGTTTTATGACCATCTTTGTCTACTATGTGTAATATATAATGTTTCTTTGAAAAGAACATTGCTTCCATACAAAACTTTTCTCTAGAAAACGCAATATTAGAACCTTGTGTAGTATTAAATCTTTCATTTACAATTTTAGAACAATGTTCGTTGATT